GCATTTCCGCCATGGTTTTCCTGGACATCAGCTAAAGCCCCTCCCAAAGCCTTCGTCGAATTCATTGGGGATAGCCTGAACGTCCGCGTCCCAAATGGCAATGCTGCGCACATAGCCGTTCAGGATGTTGTTGCCGGTCCAGTCGTGGCCATACTGAATATCCGTTGTGTCCGGGATGCTCGTGGTAGCGGATTGCTCCGCCCCGCCGTTGAGCGTCGCCCGAAGGTCGGTCCCTCCGTCATGGTTCAGCGTCACCGTGTTGATTTCGTCCTGCGTCGGCGCAGCAAGCGTGACGTTTACAGCAACCCCAGCAACAATGCAGCCGACAAGGGTTGATGCGCTGCTATAAGCCACGCGCGCACGGTTGTTTGCCGTGCCGTCGCTCAGGTCAACCACGAAGCGCTGCCCTGCCGTATCCGCCTTAGGAATGAAGGAAACCCGCATGGTCATGGCGCCCGAGCGGGAATAGCTCTCCTCGGTCAAAACTCGGATGCGGGTTCCGGTTGCGCCCTCGGTCACCACTGGCGAGGTAAGCAAGTCGCCCTGTTCCAGGGTCGGCACCGTTACCCAAAGCATGCCGCCGGCAGAGATCGTGATTTCGAACACGCTCGACGCGCCGCCCGGCGTGTAGCTGTGCTCGATGATCTGATAGTCTTCCGTCAATGGGGTGGCGGTCCCAAGAGCACCCGTCGCCCCTATCCTGGTTTCCCCGCTGCCCCGAACCACGGCACTGGACGTGTGAGAAGAAACCGCGGCGACCGTGCTCGTGGTGAATTGCAGCGTGGATTCCGTGCCGACGCCAGTGTTGTCCAGCAGCCAGACGTTGCCGTTGTGAACCGTCAAGTCGATCTCGGCAGTCTCAAGCTTCACTTTATCGGTCACCAGGACCAGATCCCCGCCCGAAGCCGAGACGCCGGAGAGATCCTCGGGCGCCACGTTGAAGACCTGCATTAGGTTGACGGTGTTCTTCTCCAGCAGCCACCCGATCCCCGGGGCAAGCGTGGGCTCGCCGGAAGCGTACTGCCGGACCTGGTAATCCCAGGCCAGGCTCGCGCGGCTGAATGAGATGCTGGAGGGGAGATTCGGCAGGCGTTCGAAGTTGTAGACGATCTTGGCCGGCGGATTGGCTGCCACGTCGAATTGCCCCAGTTCGTTCCAGGATGCGACACCGCCCACCGATTGCGCAAAGGCATTCATGGCGCCGCCCACACTCCCGAACCTGAAACCCACAGCCCGCTCACAGTAGTCCTTAAGTCGGCCGTTGAAGTTGGTGAGACCGTCCGCCGTGTGCTCACTCGATAGAAGCTGATCGAATAGCGCCAGCCAGTCGCCTTCATAGGACTCCGTTGTAGACGTGGAATCCCTAACAGATTGTTGCCTCTGCCCCTGATTGGACATAACTCCTCCCACAGAGCTCCCTGTTCATTCTGGTATCGGCTCCCCAAAAATCCTTATGGGCACACCAAGGACTTTCACATCCTCGATATCGGCCGGATTGAGGAGGATTTCCTTCCCGAAGTCATCCACGTTTCTGCTTATCTTCAAAGCATCAATCTCGGCAACAAGCCCCATCCAAGCGGGCCTTTCGAGAAAGACCACCTCTAAGGGCAGCTTCTGTTCTCTCCGCTCGCGGATAAAGCTGACGACTTGGTCTAGGTTCATTTCTTCACCCCGCCCATCCCGGCCGCCTTCTGGAATGCTGCTATCTTGTCGGGGTCGGGGCGGCCGTGTGACCACTTGCCCGAATCGCCTCCGGTCATCCCGCTCTGCAAAAGTCTCGGCGGCTTCATGGATGCCATCTCGGGCTTAGCTGGCTTCCCGGCAGCGGCCAGCAGAAGCCGGCTGCGCATCCAGTCCGACAGCGTTAGCCCCGCCTCTTTCGCTGCAGCCTCCATGACCGCCCGATCCTTTGTAGCTACACGAAAGCGGATCACCTCGGTTTTGTGGCTACATTTCTCGGGCATTGTGGCTACACGCTCGGCTTTGGTATTACCAGCCATTACAGCCTGGTCTCCTGTTCCTTCCACAGCCGATCCAGCGTCACGCTCTCGATGTCCGTCATGGGCTTGCGCTCCGTCGGCTTGGGGCTCTCGTAGGGCCGGGACATGACGGCATAGCGCGTTTCGTCCGCCGCGTGGTCCTCCCCGTTGCTGTCCAGATCCTCCGGGTAAGCGTCGTCATGCAGAAGCGCAGGAATCGTGCGGATGCTGTGGGTACAGGTCCCGAAGAGGTACAGCATGGGCCGCTCTACTCCGTCGCCGAGGTCTTCGCCAATTAGCCGCTCTCGCATTTGATCCCAGCCACCCTTGGCCACACCGCGCCGAACCCGTTGATTATTACCATGTTTCCAGACTGCATCGCTACCTGGCTTTTTCTGGGTCTCCGAGGCCTGGCGGATCGCGTCGCGCTGCTGTGCCGCCTGCGAGGGGCCGCCAGTGTTGGCCCACATGGCAGGATCCGCGACGTGATAGGCGATCTTCTCGTTTGGCGCCTCGCGCTCCACGATGCCCTGGCCAACCCTCTGAGGCGTGCTCTTGATGCCCACATTCGGCACGACTCTGCCGATTTCGTCGCTCTGGACCCCGTACCATTCCCGGTATTTGATCAGCGCGCCGCGGGGAATGATCTTGCCGTCCGCGGTCTGCACGCTCTCAGACGCCACGGCATACCACCCAATCGAGAAAGGCCGGGCCGTCCCCCAGTCCTCTGAGCGGAAGCGGGTCCAGTGCTTGGGGATCTTGAAAGGCCGGACCACGTGGAGATCCCTGTCAAAGCAGTCGAAGAACACACCATCAACACCCTCGAAGGCCTCCTCCGGCGTGCTCGGGAACTGGCTCTTCATGGTGCCGCGCTGGTTCTTGGCTTTCTTGGCGTACCAGGCCTTTTGGCCGTCCGTCAGGTGGATACCATGCTTCTCAAGGCTCTGGAAATACTCAGCCATTTTCTCCCCGGTCGGGGCGGGCTCGCCCAGCGAGTAGCCCGGATGCCGCCACCAGGGATAGAAGTGGAAGCGCCAGTCCAGCATGCCCAGCATGGCCCCGGCGCGCTGCATTTCCTGGGCGTCTTCGCAGATCTCATGAAACAGCCCCACCGCGCCCTCAGCCGTGCTCTCAATGAAGGCGATGTTGCCGGCGTGGACCGTATTCAGCGCGCCGCCGCGGATTTCCTCGGCTTTCTTGGGGTCGTGCCGGCAGATGTAGCCCAGCTCTGAGATATGCAGAAGCTGATAGGTGCCCGAGCGCAGCGACATGCCTACGGTGACGCTGGAGCCATTCGCGAAAGCCAGCGTATCCGCCGAATCCTGCTTAGCCGGGTTGGCGTTCCTGAGACCTTCCGGCAGGCTCTCGTAGGGATACTTGATCTTCTCGCGGAAGATCTCCTGCACGCTCTTGATCGTGTGGGCGATGGTGCCGGCGCGGGTGTCGCTGTTGAAGAGGCAATAGTCCAGCATGAACAACTGGATGAAGGTCGTGAAGCCAAGCTGCCGCGCCTTGAGGATGTCATTCATGTACCACATGTCGTCAAAGAGCGCTTCCTGCGCCCAGTTCATGCGGAATGGCACGCGCCGGCCGTGTTCGTCCTTGATGTGGTAGATGTTGTTGATGCGCCAGCGAGGATCCTTGAACAGCTCGACGGCGCGGGCGAAGTCAATCTGCGGTGTCGTGCCCATTGGCGTGTCCGTTGGCTGTGCCGTTGGGTTTCTTGGCAGGCACGCCGCGCGAGGCGCCGTCTATGCTCTCGAACAGCGCGGAGAAGGCGTCCCCCTTGTGCTCCACGATCTCCGTGAAGATACCCAGGTGCTTGCCTAGAAGCTCGCAGCCCTTGAGGACCTGGGCGGGGATGAAGCCGTCGCCTTGGGCGGCGCAGCGCTCCACGGTCTCCCGAATCTTGCCAATCACATAATCTTGGTCAACCTGCGTGCGTTTCTGCAGTTCTAGCTGGCCTTCCTGCACTGCCGCAGCTATCACAGGTTTTCTCAGGTTCTCTTCGCCGATCTGCATGGCGCTTCGCTTGCTGTACCCAGCACGGATCGCCGCCTGTGTGGCGTTGCCGTCTATCAGGTACTCGTCTATGAAGCGGCGCTGTTTGGGGGTCATTTCTCGACCTTGATCGTGCTGACTTCGTCCGCCACGTCTTCAACGATTTCACCTTTGCGCACCACAGTTTGGCCTTGCGGGATGAAGTACATTTGAGGACGCACCTCACTCTTGCTCTCCGTCACCAAACGTCCTGCGAACTTGGGGATCTGAGGAATGGTGACTATCCAGACGTAGGGGTGATCCGGGTCCTGGCGCCATTCAATGGTAACGGCTCCGGAGTATATCAGATCTGACAGACTGGCGGGCTTATCTGACACGATCTTTCCAGTGCGAGGACCAGCGCGCTATGTGAGCCAGGGCCTCGGCTGTGCTGCAACCCTTTGAGACGGAGACGGCGCGCTTGAGAACGACCAGCATGGCAGACAGGAAGACCACAGTAGCATAGTCGCGGCGCAGGAGCCTTAGCGCTTCCTCGATCTCGTCAACGGCGCTCCGGCATTCAGCGTCATAGAGGGCGCGGGGCATGCCTTCGATGAAGTCGGGGCGCCGGTCATCGCGGGGGCTAGGCATGGCCGACCGCCCCAGCCAGCCGCTTCCATTCCTCGGCAAGCTGTAGCTGCCACATGTGGACCTGCTCTCGGAGCTTTTGGTTCTCCTCCAGGGCAAGCCCCAAGGCTTCCTGCATGGTCTCGCGATCCAGATCCTCAAGGGGCTTGTCGTTGTAGGTCCAGAAATGGAGGGTTTCATGCTGCGGCATTGTCCTAAACCCTTACTCCGCCAGATCCTGGAAGGTCACCACGTCCTTGTCCGAAGCGACCACGACCAACAGAAGCTCGCGTGAATGTTCCAGGACGAAGTGCTCGCGGGTTTCTCCGATCAGGGCCAGCCGGTGAAACCGGGGGATAGATTCGAACATGGCGGTATAGACCGCGGCGGGCAAGCGAAGCTCCATTCTTTTCACGGGGCAGACCTTTCACTTTGAGCTTGATGCAGACTCTGGCTGCACATGTCGCCGGACCAGATGCCGAGGCATAACTCTTGGGCCTCCTTCTGCTTCAGAGCCCGGTCGCTCATGTCGTAGGGGTCACGGCTCTTCACGAACAAGGCCCAGCCTTCGGCAATCATCATATCACCTAAGTAGGTGTTTTCATAGACGCATTGCCCGACGCGGCGGCTATAGCGATCCGTTTCCCAGGTGAAGCAAGTCACGGTTTCTCCCTCGACCACTGATCGCAGGAAGCTTGTTGCCGCCTTGCCCGATGGCCAGCGCTGCTCCGGGGCGTCAATCGCCCAGATTCGAACCCGCTGGGCGGCTACCTCGACGGTGTCTCCGTCAATCACCGTAACCGGGCCGGTGTATGTCTTGTTTTCGGCCCAGGCGTCCCGGAGGGCCAGCACCATGACCAGCAGCGCTATTACAGCGGCCATGATCGTGACCAGTATCCAGCTTGGGGATTGTTGAGCCAATACGCTACCCCTTCAGATCTATTGAACGATGTTCTCGACCTTGGCGCCCACGTACAGGGCAATGATGGCGATCAAGGCGCCGATGACCGCGTTTATGAGCTTGGCGCGCTCTTCGCTTAGCCCGCGGTTCTGGAATAGAGGCATGACTACGCCAGCTACCGCTGCCACGATGTAATCCACCGGCTGCCAGATCATGCGTCATGATAGCACAGCTCCGGATTATGGCTTTTGGATGAGATACTGCGCGTGTTCGCCATTGATGATCTGCCCAGTCCGGTAGTCGTGCGACCGCTCTATGGCGTTGGCGAACCAACCCAAAAGAGTATGCTCGTCAATGTTGCAGCCTGGATTGTGCTGGACAAACGCAGCCGCCCATTTCTCGGCGCTATCGTTTAGCTCGTGCAGCAAGTCCGCACCCTCAAGCTTGGTGTAGTCCATGTCTGCCTCCAATCCAGCGCCGGGGATTGGGTTGGGCTCCCCGGCTAGTGGCCCACCGCTCGCTGGAAGTTAGAACGGCGAAAATGCGTAGGTAACGCCCACGCCGAAGAGATCGCCTCCGCCCTCGAAGCTGTGAGCGCCGCGGAATCCGACATAGAGGTTTGGATCGATCTCAGGAATGCCAACAAAGACAGCGCCTCCAGCCGCACCTGCACCGCCGAATTCGTTGGTTGTCCAGTTCAGATCAAGGTTGATCCGTTCGTCTGGATTGGCAATGCGCGAGTCCATGGAAGCGCCGAGCGCCGCGGACTGTCCGACGCGGCCATTCAAGTCCTTGGTGCTGTCGTTGTCGCAATCCTGATAGCTGCGCTTGTCAAACTTGGTGCCGAAGATTCCGGAGGTTTGCTTGCTGCTGCAGTTTGCCGCGGCGGGCGTCCCGGTGAGCAGGAGCGGCAGTGCCATGGTGACAGCCGCCAGTGTCAGAATGTTTCGCATTGCGTTCCCTCTCGGTTGTTGTGCTCAGAAATGCCCGAGCTTCGAAATAGCATTCACTGCGTTGGCGACCTCGGGGTTCTTTTCCAATGCCTCCAAGGCAAGGAGTCCCAGCCCGCGGCCCTTTCGGATACCGCCACCATCAGCGCCTGCCGGGAATGTGTCATACCGCGCCACCGTCGATAACCCGCAGATCCGGCTCCGTGCCAAAGTCCGGGTGCTTGCTGTCCATGTGGCGCTTCAAATTCTGAAACTGCCTGTTGCAGCAAGGGCACACGCCAGCCTTGGCGCGCTTGCGGAGCTTCGTTACCTGGCCCTTTTGAGCGGCCAGGGCGCGCTCGGCTCTGAGGATTTCGTCGTCTTTCTCAGCAATGCGCTGCTTAAGACGATCCCGCTCTTGGCGTAGCTTGTCGGACTCGCTCTCATTGAAAATCCTGGAATGACCATTGGGGCAGTACCAGCCTAGCTTTCTCTCGCGGCGCTCTCGATAGAAATGCTGCGGGACCTGGAATTCAATCCCGCATTCACCGCACCGCATATCTGCCCAATCAGTCATGCTGCCTCACTAGCCGGTTCGCCAGACGCGAGCGCCAACTTGTCCGCTTTGCTCCCACTGGCGAACCGCATAATTCCCGCTGCCAAATTCATCATGAGCCCGAGTCCTCAACCTATGACAAAATCGGTCCAGCGGCACGCCATCAGGCGGACATGCAAAAAATGAATCGCCCTTCACCATGTCACGCCAAGGAAACATGGTTGAAGTGCGGGAGGGCGGCATGTCTATAGCTTTATCAACCTGTGTCATAGTTGTAATGTAATGCACGCTATATCCCACGTCAACAAGCACATATTCCTAAGCTGGGCTATTCCTTGGGAGGGTTGGGGAGGGGATATTTCGCGGCCCGCACAAGCTCAATGCGCTTGATCCTGCCCCATTCGTCGTACTCGATAGCCTCGACCATTGAACACCGCTCGGGGGCATGGCCATACAAACCACAAAATCTGCATGTGCCGTCTGGCATCGGATTGTAGCTCATGCCCTCAACCTCAGCCGTTA